GTCTACAACTTGAGGAAACATCTTTGGATTTTGTAAGTTGGAAGCTTGTTGTTTGCAGGCCTTTTCAGAGTAACCTGCTTCTTTGGCACAATCAGAAGCTGACATTCTATCACCTTTACTGACAATGAGGGTAGCAAACTTAATTTGCTTAGGCGTCAATTTATTCATATAGTTGTATATACAATATATATATTTAAAAATAAATCTTTTATTTCTTGTGCAAGGCATGATAGTAAACCTTTGTTCTACGTAGAAGCGGTTACCTGAGTTACCTGGTCCATGAGCCGTAAGTAACCAATAAGTAACCGATAAAACATAGTAAATACAGTAGGTTACTTCAAAAGTTACCTCGGTTACCTCATTTTCAGAAAAAAACACAAAAAGAAAAAACAAAATAATTTCTATGCAACTATAAGGTAAAAAAATACTTCTATAAAACTCGTTTTTAGTATAATATTTCGTTGTTATAACAATCAATCAACAAGGATAAGACATGTCAAAAACTAAATTAGCTAAAGAAGCTTATAAAAGAGTAACAGGTGTATTTCCATTTGTAGGATCCAAAAAGAAAGCTCCTTCAAATAAAAAAACATCTGAATTTGTCTCTAGAAGAATGAAACTAGCTCCTAAACCTAAACGTTTAGCAGAAGAATTAGGAGTAAGTGTAGGATTTCTCAAAAAAGCTTTTGAGAAAGCTAGAGAAGCCAAAGTCAAACCAAAAAAACCAACACCTTTTAAACGTAAATCAATAAATGAAATCAAAGGCGTAAGGCCGTTGAGCAGAGTAAACGTTAAAAAGAAATCCTAGGAGGAAAACAAAATGCCAAAAGGAACATCACCAAAAACAAGAAAAGATAGAATGAATAAAAATAAAGCAATGGATACAATGAAAGCAGGAGCAGCAGGACTAGCAGGTGCTCTAGCTAAAATAAAAACTCTTGAGGAAAGAATTAAAAAAATGAAAACCATGTCTCCAGGCGAAAGAAAAGCTAGAACAGGTTCTGCCACAGGACGTTTAAGTACTGATAATATGCCAGGTAAAGAAAAACCAGGAATGTCTAATTTTAGAAAAAGAAGAAAATTTCTAGCAGAAGGATCACTTATTCCAAAAGGAAAGAAACGAAAATAATGTCAAGTATAGAAAAAGCCCTAGAAGCCTTAGATAGGATGTTAAAAGAAAAACTTAAACCAAGACGCACGGGGCCTAAAATACGAAGACCTGTAAAAACAAAACCTAATGCACCTGGTGGAAGTAAACCTAAAAGGAAAAAATTTTTAAAAAGTGGTCCAATTCCTAGAAGTTAGTAATGCCTATCTCTAGACTACAAATGCCTAAACAATTAAAAGGTAATAGAAGCAAGAAACTGAAAAAACAAGCAGCAACAGCCATTGCTATGAAAAAACGTGGTATAAAGCCAAAAACTAAGTGAAGATACCTAAATTACCTGAATACGTTGAAATGGGGCCTTTTAAAGTCCATTTAAAGCTCGTGAGCCACGAATTTGCATACGAGGTGAGTGAACAACAAGGCTCTTTTCATTCTAAACCACCCATGACTATTGTCTTAGATGAGAATATTATGGCCATGGAAAACGAATCAACACTCAACGTCCTGGTCCACGAACTGTTTCACTTGTGCTACTATCAATATGAACTAGAAAAGATAACAGAAGAAGAAAATATCGTGAACGCTTACGCAAATTTTACGACAGAATTACTAACGAGAAGTAATCTTAAAGACTATCTCATACATCTCATGACAAAAAAACTTAACTAATGACACTTAAATTCTTTTTAGTAGGTGTCTTTTGCATCACTCAACCTATCGAAGATTGTGTCCGTGTTGCGGCAACCTCGTACTATGATACAGAAGAGTCTTGTATCTTAGCTGCAAATAACTTCGACAAGTTTATGAAATCAAAAGATCCGACACACACGACAACTATGAATTGTGTTGCAGCTTACCCTATCCCTGAAGATAAAGTTTCTACTTACTTTTAAATACTCTAGGAAATTTACCGTCTACCTTATAACAAGTATAAGCGTACTGCCAATCTCTGCCGTACTCCGTCATACAAAACTGCTTGACACCATCGTCCATATGTAATTGAGGGGTTTTAAATATATTCTTTAATAATTTTAACATGCCCATAATATAGGCACGAACAAGTCAATGACTATTGTTCTTTTGATATATCAGATATGTATTCTTTNACAATTTTAGATATGTCCTCATGTAAGACTTTTATATTACCCAGATCTATCTCACAAGGACGACCAATATTATCCTGGATATCTTTTATTTCGTCTTTGGTATGACTAACGTAAAGCTTACCCCCTTGGTAGACTATTCTCATTTGTCATCATCACAGAGACATTTACGTTTTTCTTTCTCAGCTTCTANTTCTTCNTTNAGTTCACCATTGATCCTGCGATGAAACTCATTNAACTCTCTTTGATCTCGTAACTGCTCTCGTAAAGTAGCTATTTTCTTCTGCTAAAGATTTAATCCTATCTTCTATGTTATCTCTTTTAGTCCATCTATCTTTTGTCTATTTTCTAAACCTATCTTTAAACTTATCTTTATTAATTTCATATTGCCGTGTTCCAATAACCCATAACAAAAAGATTACGAAACTCAGCTGCAGAATTACAACTCCAAACAAAGCATATACTAATATAGTCATACGTACCTCATTTCTATATCGGCCTCTGTCTCTATAACGACACGAGCACCACAGGATAAAATTGTTTTATCATTACCACCATATCGAACTCGAGAAGGCCCGTTAATCACTACCTCATGACAATAAGTATTTTTACGACCCTCTTTGACCGTGATCACAGGTTCATTATCATTATTTTTTTTATTACTTCTAATTTTATGTTGATTAACGTGTATGTATTTTTTCACTTACGTCTCCTATTCTTATATCGAGAAGAGCGTCTCTTTCTTTTCTTAGAACCAAGCTTACGCCTGCCTTTGTGAAATCCTGCTCTTCCTGTGTGTGCCACTACTTATCTATACCTTTACCAACGTCTGTTCCGGGAACCTTGGATCGTAGGTGTATATTAAACGACATAGATCTTCTCTCCCCTTCACTACGAAACGGATAGACCTGGTGCGTCAACCAACTAGGAAATAAATAGAGATCACCTATCTGAGGTTTCACAAGCCAGGAGTGTTTCGCAAATGTATTCGCAACACTACCCAAGAACTCGAGACAACCCACACTAGGGTAATGATCTTCTCTTCTATATTCTTCTTCGTAGCCAGAAGGTATTTTTAAAAAGAAGACACCTGATAGCTGCGCATCATGAATATGGAGAGGATTAAAATCTCCTGCGTATTGACTGACAACCCATGAACTATAGCTCATGACTGTGTTCTCAGCATTAAACTGATTAGGAACTAACTTTATAATATACTCTGTAGCTAATCTATTAATAAGTTTTTCTAGTCCTGCTATTTCACCCAACGACAAGGCCACTTCTTTTTTGACGTTACCTGCCAGGTTAGCACTATAATCTAATTGTTCTGATTTTTTATCATCATTAAGTATTTCGTCTGCTCTTAAATTAATGGCATCTACGACTGTTTGAGGAATAGAACTTTTGAGAACTCTTGGTCCAAACGGAGTGAAGATGTCATATGATACTTGATGTTCTTTCATAATAACCTTTCTAAAACTTGTGCCTGTCTCTCCAGGCTGTCACACCACTTCCTATCTTTTGAGGGGTAAGGATAAATCATCTAGGTGTCAGACTTTTGGTTACCTTCTGCAGTAAATCCAACGGATTCTACTCCAAAAGGATTAGATCTGAGAACGTCTTCTTTGACAGAGACCTTCTCAATGGGGTAGTCAAGAAACGGAATCGGTTTGTAATAAGGAGATCCAGGAGGAAATTGCAAAATATCAATCCAGTTCCTATCCTTGACTTTCTTTTGCACATCAGCAACGGCTGCATCTGCTGAGTCATGCAAAACTTTATATGTAATAATCTGTCTTTGACTGACAGCTACTTCAAATTCTTTTTTTTCATCATTTTTANTAATATCGTTGATATCTATGACTTTTTTTTCTTCTTTTAAGATGTCTACAGCCTCTTGTAGAGTATGGTCTGCATGATCGGTTGTCACATATTTTAATAAAACTTTAATTGCTTCGTCTTTTGTCATTTCTTTTTTCTCCTTTATTTCTTCTATGTGTAAGCATCCACACCATATGCACGACATGTTCGGATGTTCGGGGCACATGCACTGTGGACAAAAACTCATTTTGTTTTTCTATTGTCAAATTCCTTGTTACATAAAAACTCAATAACTTTACCTACTGATCTAAAATCATCGGCACCAAGTTTTTTTAACTTTTGCCAAATCGGCAGCTTAACTGCTACTGATTTGTATTTAGTTACATCTGTCATTCTTAACTCCTAAAATAATATTGTTAGTACTATGATGACAAACAATATCGGTTTCCAAAATAGTATAGCTAAAGCTAGGTATAACAATATATTCATACATCAACCCATTTTATACTGTATTTTATGGGATAAGTCAATGTAATGTCCTATCTAGATCCATGTCAGGTTCAAATTCAACTGTCTTTTCAATGTAGAGAACAGCATTACAACTAGGACATTTATAAAGATTTTCACTTTTACTAATTTTTACAGGAGCTATCTCTTCTTTACAAACATCACATTCAAAAACTAAATCTTCTGTATCGTCCCCCATGAGCCTCCTATCTTTGGATCTACTTTACTAGGTACTTCTAGTTCTACACAATTTTCCATAATACCTTTTATTAATTTAATATCTTTTTCATCTTTACAAGAACAATTTAATTCGTCATGCACTTGTATGTGAGGCGTGATACCTGCTTTGTGAACTTCTATCATAGCTTTCTTAGTTTGATCTGCTGCACTACCCTGGATAAGTTTATTTAATGCTTTGTATATAAATGCTCTTTTGAGATTAGATCCATATTTTCTGATAGCATCATCTCTTTGTAAAGCTTTATGAACTCCCCACTTTGTAGGCTCCCATAAATCAAAATGACATATACGACCTAATATTGTTCTAACCTGGCCGTTGTCATTCGCTGACTTACTAGCTAGATTCATTAATTGTTTTACAAACGGAACACGACTGTGATATTTCTCAAATAATTCTTTTGTATCTTCTTCTCCTATACCTAACTGACTTCCAAGTTTCTTCATACCCATACCATAGAACAGTCCGAGGTTCACGGTCTTAGCAACTTTTCTCTCTATACCTGCAATGTTAGCAGCTATCAAATGAAAGTCTGTGTCAGGATCGTTGTTGTAAGAATCTGTAAAATCATCTGCACCATCAAGTCCACCATGAGTTAAAGCTGCAAAATGTACAACTAGTCTTGGTTCTTGTTGTGAATAATCAAAACTACCCCACTTAGATCCTTCTTCTGGAATAAATAAAGATCTAATCATAGGACCTATTTTTTCATTACGAGCAGGTATCTGTTGTAAGTTAGGATTAGACATACTCAAACGACCTGTAATCGTACCACCCTGGTCAGATTTTAATTGATTGATCTCACCATGGATACGACCATTAGTTTCATGTTTAAGTAGGGAGTCTATAAAAGTAGAACGAGCTTTGAATAACTCTCTAGCTTCTACGATCTTACTAGAAAACGGATCATTAAGTGTTGCTAAAAAGTTTTTATCAAAGCTTGGCAAACCGCTTGGAGTTTTGTTATACTGTATACCCTTTTTATCAAACGCTTTTGCAACTGATGTAGGGGCAAAAACCTCTACTTCAAATCCAACTTCTTTCTTTAAATATCTTAGTATTGTGTTTTCTTCTTTTTGAATCTGTTTCTTTAAATTATTAGCCTTGTCTAAATCTATTCGAACCCCTTTCCATTTCATGTCTACCAACACAGGTAGAAGTTCTGTTTCTAAATTAAAGACACTGTTTAATTCTTGTCTACTTAT